GCTGTTATGTTAGGTTTAAAATCATATGTATTTGTATTCTTGTTTAGTACAGGCATTGCACTTCTGCCGTCTGGTTTAGTACCAGGATAAAATAGTAATCCACCTTCTAAGAAACCACGCTGAGGACTTGCTTGTTCTAAATAAGGCCACAAACTCGCAAACTGTTTTGCAAATTGCATACGGCTTGCATCAGCTTCGCCACCAGTACCTAAGATGAACTTCATAATATCATCTGGGCTTTTAGTTAATGTTGGTGCTCCTGCTTTAGTCTGCATTGTTCCTGACTTCAAATACTGCCATGCATTTTTTGGTATCATGTAAAATGTACCACTATCATCACGACCCCAGTATACCACAGGCATACCATCCCATTTTAATTCAATAGTACCATAATTATCAATCATATTAGTTAAACGCTCTACGGCATGCATTGCTCCGTGACTACCATTGGCAATCACTAGATCCTCAATGTGTTGATATTTACGACCCACTTGTCCTGCTGCCTCTAGTAACGATAGTATTTTCATTTTAATAAATTCATTGTACGTCTGAACCAATCATGAATATTCTCATTTAGCTCTAAATTAGGTGCCCATTTATCTTTTATGGCTTTATATTTGTTAGGATCACTTCTCAATGCTGATAGTATAGAATGCACACTTCCCATATCTTCTGCGGTCGCATTAGGACCAATTATAATCTTAGCAATCTGATCTTTATTACTTGTGATTAATTCTTTAGTTTCACGGTCAACAAGACCTTTGTAAGGACTCATCATTAAACTAGGATGATCAGGCAATGAACTCATATTAGTTAAGTCTGCCCACATGCCGTGTAATGTTCCGCCTTTCATTGTAGGGTCTTTGCTATAGTCATGAGTGTGTAATGGAACAACATCTCTTGCATTTTCTACAGCCATAATGTCAACTTGTGTCACATCACCATCTTCACCTGTAGGTATACCAACATGTACACTGACTCCAGTTCTTGCAGCAAAATATCCATTCTCTTTAAAATAGTTTTCTAAACCCTGTCTTGCAGTTTTTAGGTCCTTTACAGGAAAAATTTTCATCAATTCAGCAGCATCAATCAATACATCCATATCGCTACTTACATCTTTCTTCCCTGCACTTCCTATAGGATAAACATTGATACCCTTAGGCATAATACCTTGTAAATTCTTTACAACTGTTTGTACATTTTTACGTGTGATAGGTTTAGCGTCAGGTACTACATTTCCGCCCTCTAAAAACATTTTAGTAGACATTAATAACTTACCTTTATAAATTGGATTACGCCTGCTGTAAAACCTGATACAGCAGCTCTTAACCATACAAAATTGCCGTTTATGTTTTGGTAGCTTATTTGAGTGAGTTCTGATCCTGTAATTTCTAAAACATTGAACCAATCATTTGAAGTTGGATTTTCTGCTAGACTTGCTTGAATATTAACTGTAGCGGTTACTGAGGTAAAGCTCCATGTCACTGTTTGCAAGTCTGCACCGCCTAAATAATAGGAGGCAGCAGGTTGTTTAGTTCCGGTTATGTTTGGTCCCTGTCCAAAAGGGGTTTGTGATAGCAGGATAAGAGTAGTAGCCTGTGACATTATGCTTGCACCAATTCTACTACTACAGAATCACCTACTAATTCTTGAACCACTTGTTCAAGCGCGGTTTGAATTTCAGGACTAGCGATTCCAGCTGTTGAGGAATCGCTATCCTTGACAATTTTGCTTAGTTTGATTACAATTACATCTTCTACGATTTTAGCCATGGTAAATACTCCATTAATAGAGTATTTATCAAAATTAGTCTCGCTGTTCTACTTTATAGGTTTTACCCAAATAACTGTCAAACGTAAGCCCTAAAATAGTTTGGATAGATTCTATATCATAATCTACAAAAAAGCTTGCTTCAAGATAGTGTTTTCTCCAATTTTGTCCATCTTTTATCTCAAATGCCCATCTACGTAATGCCCCGCAAGGGTATACAGATTTTTCGTATGACTGTAAAAACTTTTGCATTTCAGTATGTAAATCAGCATTTTGTAATGATCTACATCTAAAATAAGTTCTATATTTGTGTTTTGGATTATTACGTTCTAGTATAGAAGGATCTCCTTCTAATTTTACTTCACAATAATCAACATTTGTATCAACATATTCTAGTGTTTGTAACTTAAATAAATCATTACCATAGACGCTAATCATATCATAATCAATGCGTATGGTGATATCTTTACTTTGACTATTTCTCCAATGAATAAATCTAATTAATGGGGTATGATCTACGTCATTGGTTCTTTTTCCGTGATAAAAGTATACTCCTGATTGTTGGCGATATGAAATGTTATTATGTAACTGTTCTTCAGTTTTACAATATCTAACTAAATGAAAATTAGGATTACATATAACTGCCCTATATTTGTATTTGTTGAAAAAAAGTTTAGATTTTTTTACTGTGCGTAAATTATTCAACTGTAATTACTCCATCATATCCAACAAATGCAGTAACTTTTGGCGTTACTGTAAATTCAATTTCATCACCTTTTAGTATTGCAAATACGTTAGCATTTTTAACATTTTCAAAAACAATTTTTTTAGATAATGGAACTCTAATCCACTCGTCAATTTTACGTGCTAATGGTCTAGCACCCATTTTGCTATCGTACCCCTTTTCGGCAATGTAATCAACCACAGGTTCACTTAAATTTAAATTAATATCGTGTGTGTTTTTCAAAGCCTTTTTTAAATCTTCCGTAAATTTAACAACAATTTTCTTAATTGCAAGTGAATCTAATTTGTTAAACTTGCATACTAAATCAAGTCGATTTCTAAACTCAGGTTTAAAAAACTCTTTCATAGCTTTGTCATCTTCGCCTGTTTTTTCTTGGGCTCCGAAGCCAATCGCATTACGTTCGCTATCACTTGCACCCAAATTACTTGTCATGATGATGATACAATTTTTAGCATTTACTTCTTTGCCGTTACTTCCCGTAACACGTCCTTCGTCAAGTAATTGTAAGAAAATGTCAAAAACTTCATGGTGTGCTTTTTCGACTTCATCAAACAACATAATAGAGTATGGGTTCTTGCTTAAGTCATTTATTAGTTTACCACCACCTAGATTACCTTCACCGTATCCTACATAGCCAGGAGGTGCACCAATTAGTTTAGCGACACTATGTTTCTCACCATATTCACTCATATCGTACTTGAGCAATGGCATGTCAAGGTTCTTGCTGAGTAGTTTAGCAAGTTCAGTTTTCCCAGTACCAGTAGGACCTAAGAACAAGAAACTACCAACTGGTTTCGTTTCGTTATTAATACCAGCAAAGCTAACATAGATTCTTTCAAGAACCTTGTTTACAGCATCATCTTGACCATAAAGTTTATCCTTTACATTTTGCTCAAGAGTTTTAATTCTATCACTGTAATCGTTACTAAGTTTATCTGCAGGAACACCCGTAAATCGTTCAACTTGTTCGTAGATAAGCTCTTTAGTAATTTCTGCTTCCTTATTTTCTAATACACGTTGCTTAGCGCAGGCTGCATCAAGTAAGTCAATACTTTTATCTGGATTCTTACGATCATGGATGTAACGTGAAGAACAATCAACACTTGCCTCAATTGCTTCCTCTGAGATTTTTACATTATGAAAATCATTTAGTCTTTGACTTAATCCACGTAAGATACGAATAGTGCTATCGTGACTTGGCTCATCAATACCAACACGATAGAATCTACGCATCAATGCACGATCCTTCTCAAAGCTTTCGTAGTACTCTTCCCAAGTAGTGCTTGCAATAATCTTTAATGTGCCCTTAGTAATTGCAGGCTTAATCATGCTTGCAAAATCAATACTACCATTATTGGTGTTACCACTGCCTTTCATTGTATGTGCTTCATCAATAAAAAGGATAGCTTTCTTTTTCGTATTCAATGCATCAATAATGTTTTTAATTTTTTCTTCAAAATCACCACGATACTTACTGCCCGCAAGTAGCATACCGACTTCTAAACTGTATAGTTCATGGTTCTTTAAGAATTCAGGAACATTATCCTCAACAATCATAGTAGCAAGACCTTCTGCAATAGCTGTCTTACCAACACCCGGATCACCTACCATCAATACATTAGATTTAAAGCGTTTAGCAAGAACATTAATGATATCATTAAGTTCAGTACTGCGACCAATTAGTGGCTCAAGTTTTCCCTCTTGTGCCATCTTTGTTAGATTTATCGTATATTCATCAAGAATTTCGTTTGCTTGGCTATCAGTGAGATTCCCAGAATATTCTGCACCCTTGTAAGTTTTCTGCCAATGAGGAAGAAATTCGTTTTTGAGTATTCCATATTTTAAAAGGAAATAATTTGCATGACTATTATTTTCATTCATAATACTGAGATAAAGATCAACTGTAGTCACATTTTTTCTACCAGTGAACAGTACCTGTGTCACGCTACGATTAATAACTCTTTCTAAACTATTTGTTTTTTTAGGTTGTATTTCTTGTCCCTGATCAACTATAACTTCAATAGATTTTAAACTATCCAAATAGTTAGACAATTCTTTTGATAAATTTTCTACATCAGCCCCAAACTGCTCTAAGCATTTTTTGAAGGGTACATGTTTAACTAAAGCTAAAAGTAAATGTTCCACTGTGCAATATTCGTGGTTTCTTTCTTTAGCCAAAACAATAGATTGTTCAATAATTGATTCAATTTCAACAGAATTATTCAATTTAATTTCCTTTATTTTTAGAGTGTAAAATACTCATTAGTATATCATTGTCAATTTTATCAGGTACGAATGGTTTAATCAACAATAATTGGTCTCCTGTACTATGTCCATTTGTCAATCCTTGTCCATTTACACGCAGGGTAGTTCCAGGTTGTGTTTTTGGTTTTATTAAAACATTAAATGTTTTCCCTGATATTGTCACAAAATCTATCGTTGTACCAACAATTAAATCAAGAACACTTACATCTATTTCACTTATAAGTGTTAATCCAGTTCTTTGAAATTTCTGATGATCATGTACACGAAATTCAACGATTAAATGTGCATTGGGAATTAAATTATCATATCTTATTTGATGACCATTTTCAACTCCTTTAGGAATATCAATCCTAACAGTTTGAGGTCCATTATTTGTAACAAAACTTAATACTTGATCTCCACCACTGTAAACTTGTTCCAATGTTAATGTAACTATAGTTTTGTATGTTGGCATATGATGACGTTGATGTCCGAACATCTGGCCAAAAATATCATCAATGTTTATACCACCTGTGTGAAAACTAAATCCCCCAGGAAATCCTGTGAATCCAAAACCTCCTTGATTTGGAAAACCATGAGAAGGCATATCGTATTCTGCTTTTTTTTGGGGATTAGATAGCGTGTCGTAAGCCGATTGAATCTCTTGAAACTTAGCTGTATCACCACCCCTATCGGGGTGATGAATATTTGCTAATCTCCTATAGGCTTGTTTTATTTCTTCTTGTGAGGCGTTTCTATCAACGCCTAATGTATTGTAATGGTCCATAATTGATTATAACATACCTTTGTTAATAATCAAATATTTATGGTTATCCTGCTGCTCCTGCTACTTTTTCTTTTGTACGACCATAAGCAGCGATACCAAGAACTGCGCCCATTGCAATGTGATATAATCCTGCGCCTTGTAGTGTCAATGGTTGCCATTGACTTGTAACTTGACCACCTTGTAATGTTTGTAATATGCTCCATAATACTGGGAATACAACAAAGTCTGCTGTACATGTTGCCATATATACCCAACCCATAACTGGACGCCATTTTTTGTTGATCCAATCTGTGTTGTCATTCTTTACGAACTCTGCACCTTGTGCTGCGTTATCACCCGCCTGTGTGTTATACATTGGCTGTGATGCTGCCCCTTGTTGCATCATTGGTTGTTGCATTGATTGTTGCATCATTGGTTGTTGCATTGGTTGCGGTGCTCCAAAACTATTTGAATCTGCTTGTACATCCCCGAATACGCCACCAAATGCATTGTTTCCATGATCCGCTTTTTTTGCTAGTAAAGTTGTTCCCATAATTGCTCCTTTTTATAATCCAGCGATTGCTTTATATGCTTTTATTTCTTTATCTTGTTCTTTAAAAAGTTTATGTGGTTCTAAGCCAGATAACTCACGCATTTCATTTAGATCCGATTCTTTGGATTCTCTATAAAGATGCGGGGATAAAATTATATTTGATTTTAATTCTTCTATATCAGCACTAATTTCAATATCATTAACCTGAATAGTCCAATCCTCTAATTTGAGTGATGACAATGTGGTTAAATCTTCTAGCATTTCTATTATTCTTTCTGGAACTTTAGTTCTGCGTTCCATTTCAACAAATACAACATGTCTACCACGCCTAATTTCGCCTTTGCTAATTTGAGCATCAATTACAAAATCGTAACCTTTTTCAAACCAACTTGCTAAATCCTGACTTGCCTGTTTACCCTTAACGATAAAAGCAAGTGTTACCGTTTCATCGTCACTTCCTGTTTTAGCTTCATATTCATCAATGCTCAATGTAGGTATAATTTGTCCCACAAAATCTTTATAATCTAATCCTTCATTTAATTGCTTCATACTGGGACTCCTGGTGCTGCTGGGCCAGCAGGTGTTGCAGGTCCCGGCATTGGCATTTGTGCAGGACCCATTGCGTCCATATTATCTAAACTATCATCCTGCTCAGTATCTTTATCGTAATCTTGTTCGTAGGCTTCCTCTAACTCATCTAAGTCTATAGTTTGATCTGCTAAATCAATAGAACCCTCTTTAATTTCATTCATCAATTGTTTAGGCATTTCTATTCTAACTAACCAAACCGATCTTTCGATCATTTTAGGATAATGTGTTCCTGGTTTATAATCGTTTGAGGTCTTAATTTCAATAGGGACTTCAATTTTAGTTTTCTTAAAATGCACAGAACATCCTATCCCTAAAAGACGTTTCCCACCTCTAGGGTCAGGCATGAGTTTTTCTGGCCACATAAAAATACAAGTAACCGTGTATTTTTTGATATCAGGACCGTCAACTAATTCACCCAAATCCCAGTTTTTAAAAGCATACAAATCAGCTTCGTCTAAAACACGTTCAAAATCCAATAAAATAGTCATTGACCCGTCACTTGTGTAAACACCATGAATAGTGTCAATAATGCTGGGATAATCTAAATCGTTAAAAAACTCGTTTGCAGGTAAATTTTTCATAGTACTAGTATTTATCTATAAAGTGCTGGATACGATTTTTGGATATTTACTGGACAGCATAATATTTATCGTCTTTTCAAGCTAAAAAATGTATCATTTTAACTGTCCTTAATAGTTCTAAATATTTTTTGAGTAGTCAACTCAATGTAATTTATAGGAGAAAAACTTGAGCAAGAGAAAAACAGGTGCTTTACGTAAAGCAGACACAAAAATGACAAATTCAAGAAAAAATTCAAATCAGACGTTTTACACACACGAAACAAATACAATACAGTTTGACACTTACAGACCCAAAAAAAGTAAAGTAATACAACTTATTCCAAAAACAACAAATCAAGAAACCTACGTTTTAGAGTTATTAAATCCTAATACAGACATAGTAATAGCTTCTGGTCCAGCCGGTACGGGCAAAACATATCTAGCTATGCTAGCAGCTATAAAAGCTCTAAAAAATCAAGAAATTGAAAAAATCATTTTAACAAGACCAGCAGTAAGTGTTGATGATGAAAAACATGGTTTTCTTCCAGGCGATTTAAACGCTAAAATGGAACCTTGGACAAGACCATTGTTAGATGTACTTCGTGATTATTATACAGCTAAGGAAATAACCCACATGCTAGAAGAACAAATAATAGAAATAGCACCCCTAGCATTTTGTCGAGGTAGAAATTTCAAAAATAGCTTTATTATTGTTGATGAATCACAGAACTGCACACCGAATCAAATCAAGATGATTTTGACTAGGATAGGTTTAGGAAGTAAAATTATTATCACAGGAGACATAGAACAAACAGACAGAAAAAAACTTGATAATGGTTTACTAGATTTACAACACAGAATTAAAACAAAGGGTATTGATGGTATTAAACTTTGTGAGTTTGACTACAAAGATGTTCAACGACATTACTTAATAGAACACATATTAAGAATGTACGAATAAAAAACAGGGGCTCATTGCCCCTGTTTGTTTGTATCTTCTAGACTTTGTATCAAATTTGGATAAACTTTTTTATAATATTCATTAATTGTTTCCCAATCGGTTGGCATTACCTTACCGTCAATAAGACATTTTGATACCTTTTTTTCTGTGTAATCTAGAATTATATTACACATTTGCAAATCATTTTTTCTAAGATGTCTACTAATGCCAACCTCTTCGTCAATTTGACCATTAGCCTTCTTTTTAAAAGTAACTAAAAAATATCTCACTGTGTAAGCTCCGCTAATGTTGCTGCTAAACTTATTTCAGGGATACCTACCAATGTTAAATTTACTAAACCGTTTCTAATTTTAATAATTGCTGCATCACGGCTTTCCGTATTGTCTCCCCAAAGATCCAAATTGTTATACATCCAACGATATATATCCTCTAACCTTGTAGGATGCATATCTAAATATTGCATTAATTCTTGCCTGCCCTCAGCAATTTTTCCTTGTTTAAAAAGTGTTGTAGCCTTAATTAGTAAATCATCCTCTGTGTTACCCACTTCTTGTATCGCAACAAGTTTTCCTGTGCTACTATTGACTTGCAATTGATTTAAACATTTTCTCAAGTCTGGGTATGTTGCACGAACATATGTGTCAAGTACATCAATATCAAAATCAATTGATTCATTTAATAGAACTGTAGCGGCACGTGCTGTAAATTCTGCCAAATCAGTTTTACTTATATGAACTTGATGACAACGACTTTTAAGTGCAGGGATAATTCTGTATTCATAGTTACATGTAAGTATAAATCTACATGTTTGATGATATGTTTCCATATCACTACGTAATGCAGCTTGACCTTGTGGCGTCAAATAATCTGCTTCATCAAGTAAGACAATTTTAAATGCACCAAAAGGCATAGTTTGTGCGAAACCTAATATTTTATTTCGCACAACATCAACGCTATTTTCACGACTTGCATTTATTTCTAGTACATCATATTCACTTACGTCTAATTCATTTATAAGAACCTTAGCAAGTGTTGTCTTACCTGTACCGGGATCACCACTAAAAAGTAAATGAGGAATTGATTCGTCTGTTATCCAGCCCTGTATTTGTTCTTTTTGTTTGTTATCAACAAAAACATATTCGTCTACTGTACTTGGACGATATTTTTCAACCCATAATTGATTCTTCATTTCTTAAGCATTTCCAATGTAATAATTTTACTGATAGCAATACCCAAATCTTCTGTATTAGGTATTATGTGTAGTGACTTTTGCGGGACAGCGTTATTAACAATATAAGAAGCTGGCTCTGCAAAATGTACCTCTACTACATGACCTCCAACAGCAGGATAAATTTGAAAATTTATTGACTGAGTGTTTGGAGAAGGGTGTAGTGCTAATGAACTTGGTAATTTATTTATGGAAGCTTGATTCATAGCAAAAGCTTTTTGCATTTCTATATCCCTATCACTTATCTTTATACCAGTATTAGAATTTTCCCACGCTTCTTTACACTTTTTTGCGAACCAATTATCAAACCATTTCATTAAATTACCTTTTCTCCCATAGTATCGTCTTGAACAGGTTCATCACTAATTAAAAGTATATCATTAGGATCAACTCTACGAATAGTTTTTACTCCTTCACTATCTTCAATTTTAATACCGCGAGTCCAACGACCGTGAGCAATTAGGACATATTGCCCAACTTTAACTGAATCTTGTTCAGGGCCTAGTGCATAGACTTTTGCCCATCTTGGGCGTATACCAGAGTTTTTCATATCGTCACTGGGTAGTATGAGTCCACTTTGGGTAATCCTCATATCAAAAGACATATCACAAACAATGATATTATCTCCTAAGGCTCTTAGCCCCGAAACCTTTGTAGCTTCGTACTGAAATTTCATAAATTTATTATTACTCCTCGTCGAATTTATTCAGATCAAATTGATTTCTTATCACAGGTGGTTGACTTATCACAGGTTTTGGAGCAGCTACAACTGTTTTATTGTAACTTTCATGTACTCTTGTAGATGCGCCCTGAATTATTCTATTTTGGTTGTCTACTAGGTCTCCCCTAGCATTTGCTCTCATGTTGCCAACTGCCCTAACTTTTTCATTACGTATAGATAATGCTCCCATATCTACTACGCTTCCTTTTGCTGTTCTATACTTTGACATTTTTTATTCTCCTTACGATTTTAAAAATTCATCTATCGATAAATCATAGTACAAACTATTTATTCTGTGAACCTCTAGTAAATATAATACAAAACTAGCTACGCTTGATCCTCTACCAACGCCCCAAACAATTTTCTCTCTTTTCATAATATCTACCAAATATTTTAAATAAAGTAGTAATGGAAATAAATTACGCTCCTGATATAAAAGTAATTCCTGTCCCGCACGTTGCAATTCCGTTTCAGAGTTGCATTTGTCTAAAATATACTCTGCAATATTAAAGGTTCTATAACTGTCTGGTACAAAAAATTTTTGTTGTTGTAAATTATCCCATGTCTCTATGTCAATGGTTTCTTCTACATAGGATATAAAGTTAGGTAGATTATGTATTTCTAAATCTGATGAGATTGAAATGTCATGCTCAATTATACAACT